GCTCGTGGCCGGCCACTGCGCCTGCTGTGCTCAGGGTCCAGTTCAGAAATGCCTGGATGACTGTAGCACTTCAAAAGCGCGTGAGAATCATCGATGCCATTCTTTGGCGATCGACTACGCTCCGCCCACCCCTTCACCTCGAAGGAGTGAGTGCGCCGATTCCACCTCCCTACATCATAGGAGATGAAATCGTCGACGCGTCCCAGAATCGGCGACGTACTCGAAACGATGGGGTAATACCCCCTCGTTGCCTCCATCAGGAGACTATCGAGAAAATCGCAAGTCCCGATCAGTCCTTCCGCGTAAAACAAGTTGCGGAGAGACACGGTCGAGATCACTTCTGTAGCGCAGTCAGGTGAGTTAGGGAAACCAGTCCGGACCTTGACCGTGGAAACGTCAAAGCCGTACCAGAATTCCTTACCACAAGACTCCCTGAACCCTCCGGTCCAGAACGACTTGTCCTCGTTAACCACAAACCCTAAGGAGTGCAGTACACGAATCACACTGTTGGTCGCGTCAACGGGTACGATTATATCGTCCCCGAAAACATGGACGCTCTCGATCAGCCGGCCAATGGTCGACCGCTCGAGAGGGAGACCTCTCGCCCGAAGACATCCCACAATTGCGGCGGCGGTGAAAATCATCGCCTCCACTGGGAACGTCAGGGCGGAGCCCATAGACGCAAACTTCTCAAGTCGGACAACTTGTCCGTCAGGAAGCCGGGCCCGTGTGGACCTGCACGCTTCGATCCCCTCTGAAAAGTGGGGAAAGTCGCTAAACAGGTCTTCAACGAGCCAATTGGCTATCCTGTCGCTCGCTTCGCTCAAGTCGAGCGTCGCAAGCGACCCGTCTTCGCTTCCCAAGTGGGCCATTGCACGATTCGTGTTCTGGTCCGTAAAGGAGGTAAAGCGGCGGCCCATACCCTCAGCCTCAATGGCGAGGGTTAGGTGTCGAGCGATTGCCTGCTGTATGTATTGCATTACAGTAGGCTCCTGCGCGATTAACCGAGGAGTCAATTGCGTTTTAGGAACGGGAGTCACCTTAACAGGTAACTCCTTCTCCGGGGGAATGAGCTCTACATCACCTTCGCGCTCCTCTATGTAACGAGGACTAGCGACGGCATACTCCTGAAAAGGAAATAGCCGTTCTAGGCGTTGGTGCCAGCTCCTGAATACCCATTTCTGGTTACCCAGGAGTCGGTCCGCGGTTTTACCGGGGCCGTGAGCTGGAATGAGTGCGCCTTCGTATATGGCGCGGTCCGTACTGGACAGCGCGTCACCGAAGACGAGCCTGATCACCCGCCGTACGTCGTCGAGCAATGAGCCGTGAAACAGCTCTACTCGGCGTTCGTCAACGAGCGGATCAGACAAGCTCTTATCCGTCTCCAGATACTGGTCAAACGCGAGCTGTATGCGATTTTCATCGCAGACTTTCTTCTCTTTTGAGAATAATCGCGTTAGTTGTCTGAGAGCCCACACAGCATTTGCTGCGCGAGCAACATCAGATCCGTTTCTCCTGAATAAGGGACCAAAATCCCCGTCAGGAAAATGACCAGTGTCAACAACAAGGTCCGTGACAAAAATCTGATCCAAGAACTCCCGAAGAAAAACGGGAGTCCCCTTCGTCTTCTTGAGGACAGGTGCTTTCCCATCATCGACAACAACGTCGACTCGGGTACGGCGCCATCCCTTGAAGAGGTCTGGGGGGATGCTTTCTAGGGCTAGACATCTGTCGAAGTCCTTTCCAAAGTTAGCAAGGTGGACAGTGAAAAACTCGTCCCCTTCAGATTTCCATCGTCGAAGCGCGGTTTCCCGTGACTTCGAGGTGTCGACCTCACAAATCCTGCCGAATTCTTCAAGCAGGACTACGAACAGGTCATAACGGCTTTTCATCTCGTCTCCTTTCAGAGAGTCGGGATCCGTCACCGAAAGCTCAGAGTGCGTGTTTGTGCTTGGCGTTTTACGACTCCGCGTTCACCAGTTTGTTCTGGTTGCCCGCGACGCCGAGCCAGTCCGTCAGACCCTTAAGATTCTGGGTCTGCTCCGTCACGGAGAACCCCAAGAGGGGCACATCCATGATAAAGCTGAGGGACATGCTGAACGGGCGATTCGTCGTTGGTACGAACGGATCGCTGCTCAGCCGGCTTACGTCAAGCCGCACGAACGACCGACGGCGTGTGGTGGTGTACTTGTGGTTGACCTTGAGGGCCAGCCCGTCGGCCGCTGAAGCAAACGCTCCAGCGTCGACGCCCATAGAAGTACGGGCAAGCGACTTCGCCACCGCGTTGATCGTCACGCTCTGAGGATCGGCAAACATGATTCTTCCTGTTCTCGCTTCCGCGAAATTAGTGGTTGGAGAGCACCCAGCTCATGCCGAGTGCTGCCAGGATGGATTTCTGTCGATCAGATAGACCGTCATAGTCCAGCCCAAAACCGAAAGGTGTGGCTCGGATCCGTCGCTTGACTACGTCGTAGCGACGGGCGGTGATGGTCTGTGGAGACCAGGAACCCCCGATTCGAAGATTTACCGCGAGTGAGTACTCACGGGTCCGCTTCGTGGTGGACATGATGTACCCATAGGGCATAATCAGTCCATCCTCCACGATGCTGTTAAGGTTCTCGACTAGAGAGCCCAGATTCGTGAAGTAATCGAGTAGCCAAGACCACGCTATGCTGTTATAGACAGTGTCTATTCCCGGTTGGAGGCCTAATAGCCTATCCAGCTCCGAGAGACGCCGAAGGATTCCATCGTCGGGTAGGCGGTACATAAACGCACCGCTGAACCAGATGTCTTCCTCTATGGAGTCAACAACAGTGAGCGTGCCACTAAGTGACAACCCCCCCGGTAACATGCTACCAGGGACCGGGTAAGGAACCCGGTTGCTATAAGTGTTTTTTACAACACTCCTGGTGGTGGGGAAGTTGTACCTACGTCGTACCCATCGACCGCTGTTCCTGATGTAGGAGTCAAGCAGTTGTTTCTGCTGACGGACAGCGCGGAAAGTGTCCTTTAGGTCACTCAGAATCGGCAGGATGCCGAACTGGTGATTGAGGTACTCTCCGCCCGGGTTGCCGAGGTTACCCCCAGGTAAGGCCGGAAGGCCTTCCTTGAGGATCTCGACGATCGAAGTCGACAAATCGACATATGGATTGGTTGGACTCACGTTGGCAATCGCTGTGGCCCCCATTGCGTGCAGATTAGTATCTGACACGACAGAGGGCATGAGCGACGCTACGTAATCGTTCTCAGTTGACCACGAGCCTGTCCCTTGGCGAGAGATGATTGGAATCAACTCCGCTGACGGAATTAAAGCGCCTCTATACGAGAAAATCGTATTCGGCCCAGGCTTGTAGAGTAGATCCCATGTTCTGGGGTCCAACTCGACCGCGTTCTTCTGAACTATGAACGGTCCACCAATGTCCCAACGCTGCTTTCCCTCCCTCATGGTTTTGAGAAGGGGTGCATTGTTGTACGTACGTGCGGATTCCCACCCAGCTTTTAGGTTTGTAAAGCCTGCGAGTGAGGGGGAAGGATAAGGTTGCGAATAGGACCAGTCATGTCGGGATGGCATTCCGACAGGCCGAAACTTGAGCACCTCATCCACTGTACGTCACCTTTCGTTAAAAGAGTGAGTGTCTACGACACCGGGGGCCCATCGAGG